TTAGCATAACGTGTCAGTTTCCAAACTGGGAAGTTGGGATGTACTATGTAAACAACATCGTTAATCTGCTTAAACTGTAATTGGAATATATCGCAGTTCCAGTAGTTGGGTGCTGTGAATGGGGTTACAGTGCCTGAAAGACTTGTTGTACCAGTCGCAGAATAGGGACTAGGTACTTCGTATGCCGTCTGCTGAATAAACCTCGTAGTATCAACAGAAGGGTCATTGGGGGCTTCTCCTGCAACCGTGTTGTAATACGTCAGACTATTAATTGACGACTTAAGAAACTGTCCTGCTGGATAAGCACTCACTGCCCCAGCGCTTCCTGTACCGCTACCACCAGAGCCAGTTGCCGTGAATAGTGTACCAACTGCGGGAGTTCCTGTAACGCCAATAGCAGCCCAATTTGTTGTACCTACTACCAATATCTTGTAATACTGGCCTATAACAAAGCTACCATCACTTACGGAAGGCAAAGTCCAATTAACAACCACAGATGGGTCTACTTGCACCTGACCATTATCATTCCAGAATCTTACGCCGTAGTCGCAGAACTCAAGTTGGAATGTTGTACCAGGAGCATATTGAAATGCCTCAAGCCTACTCACTGCTTTGTTGCCCAGTCTGTTCTGTCCGCCATTTCCTAAGTATTGCAAGCCAGGACGTCTTGTAGCCCCACCTTGCTTCATAGGAATCATGTTACGTAACTTACGGCAGGCTTTCCTATATCCTGGTAAGTCAACACGACTATCTAGCGTAGGCGACCATTCGCCCGCTGAGAACGCTGCGAGTGTATTAAGTGTATGTGGCATTATCCGTTAGTGCTTCTCCAACGACTTCTGATGAAGCGGGATTCGCTTACTATGTTGTAACGACGTAACTTATCTTCACCAGCATTTTTGGTGCGGGCTTCAGACAACACCTGTTTGTATTCCTGTTTTAAACGTAATGAAAGGGTAGCATCGTCTTTACGCAGATCGGTTGCTATCATAGCAGCCAGCTTTAAGACTAATGCGTCTGTGAAAAGACTGTCATACTTAGTAGTATCAGGCTGATACTGTACGTACTTGATAATTGCGTATTGCTGGTTGGTGAGCAGCTTGTCTTGGAATATCTCGTGGCTAGCACCTTGACTGCCTGCTGTACCCCATGCCGTTGCACCACCACCCCATAGATTGTTGTTATTGAGTTCTATGAGGGTAATAAAGTCTGCTGGGAGCTGGAAGGCATTTGACCATTCTGTTCCCATTCCGCCCGACCAAGGAGCGCCTAAGTAATTAGGTGAAAAGTAATTCGTTTGAAACCAATAGCCCTTTGTTAAGTCAGCAGCAAAGTTGTTTGATGCTACGTTGGCTATTAAGCACTGATAGAGATAGCTTGCGTACGTTACATAGACGTTCACCGCATAGGATGTGCCTGGTGTCCAAATCGTTGCTGTGGAAGGTACGCCCGTGTCCTGTAGATTGACGTTGTTGGGTATTAGGACGGGTGGTAGGCTTGCCGCAGTCTTTAAACAGTTCCATGGAGCTTCACGAGCTACGGAACCAAACGCCTCGTTCCATGCAACATTACAAGCTATAGCGTTAGCGTCTGTCTGATTATTAATCGACTGTATCTTGCGTTGCCCTAATTGCATTAAGGCTAAGTTACAGATGTCTGTCTGTGAGAGTTGTTGCATGTTATAAAAAAGTTAGGGCTACCACCAGCGTCCAACTCGCGGATGATAGCCCATATACTTAATCTACCGAATTAAGGTTTAACAACCTTTAAGCGGAATACTAATGTTTGACCAGCTACTGGTGTAGTTAATGTAGCAAATGTTGCATATACCCATGCACCAGCAATACCAGTACCAGCGGATGAACCTTGAGGCTCAACTGCTAATGCACCGATTTGATATGGGATGGTTAATGAAACGCCACTTGCAAATCCGACTGGACTTGTAGAAGCGGCAGCGACGTTTAAGCCAGTTGCATAGCGAGTAGCTGATGCGACGACTGCTGTGCTACCATAAATGTAGTTACCAGTTGTGTCATCATCACCTACGTTAATTGTTGCAGTAGCAGCAATACCAGTTCCGACAACTGAGCTATATGCTGGATCAATCATTGTACCTGGTTGTGCCAAGTATAGACGGATCACATCGTTAGCTAGTTCTGAACCTGTCATTGTGTAATAAGCAATGACTTCTTTTACTGAACCAATTTCAAGTGCTGGATCATTGAATCCAGAACCTGTTCCGTTGGAGACTGGACCGCCGCCTGGGAAGTTCAGGAATGGTTGCTGTTCTGTAGCGATTGAAGAATAATATGTAGCCATGTTAGTTTGTTTCCTTTAGTTGATGGTTATATTATTGTGTTTCATCACAACTGATGAGAACTACGCCAGCTTCTTCCATACGAGTTGCACCAGCAAAGTATGTGGTACGAACTTGGATTGCATGTGATTGCTGAGGTAAGATATCAATCTTAGTTGCTTGACCTTTTGTTTCACCAAGGAGAAGGAACTTCTTTTGGTAAGCGATACAGCTACGGATTGAAGGTGTACCAGCGGTTGGTAATAATTGAGTACGTACAAAGCGGAAGCCTGCGAACTCATCAAGACGGCCTTTCATTAAAGCACGAACGTCATTGTAAAGTACGGAGTCAACTTGGTCTACGTTTAACAATAGATCATATAGTTGCTTTGCTGCATAAACTAAAACGCGGTCGTTTTCTGGAACGTCGTTTGAGTCTAATACGTATACTGCTTCAAGGAGCTTAGCGAGCGTCATGCCCGTGTTTGTGCTTCCTGGGAACTGTACACCGATCTGCTGAGCAGAAGGTAAGGAAGTTGCAGTAGTTGCTTGTGCGCCTGTGTAGTTAACACCAAGAGCAGCATTGATTAATAATTGATCCTTTAAACGGTTTACTGCGATAGCGTGATTCATCGCAATAATGTTCTGAGGATCAGGTAGTGAACCAAGGAGAACTGAGTCATCCTCGTCAATCCATGTAGCTTTTTGATAAGCGGTTGGGATTACCCAACGGATTGCTGTAGGTACATCAGATGGTTCTGTCACTGCTGCACGAGCTGTCTTTTGGCTCATTGCATAGGACTGTGATCCCATTTGATCGTAGCGTTTCTGATTACCAGCCACTGTGTCTGATACGTACATACCAGCTAAACGGTGGTCGATTTGTTGTGCCATGATTTCGTGCCAGACTGTATCGAAAGCTGGCTCGTAATGTGGCGGTAGTGTAATAACTCCTGATGCCATGTTAGTAAAAAATAATTAAGTTGAAGTCTCTGTCGTTGTTGCCCTACCCCCAGAGTATCACTTAAAGCGGTCTGGTTCTCGGAGCTGGTATCCGATCGACCGCTGGGTCTAGCTAAGCTAGAGTGTCCTTTGTGTGGATCTAACCCTATTGCAAGAGTTAGACCCCAAATCTGTCAAGGGATTATTCTTCGGTTAGCCCAATAATGTCTTTTTCACGCATCATTGTAACTAGTTCTCCATCAAACTCCCAGTCATCACCTGCCACATTATTCACGTATACCCTGTCTCCTATGTTGACCCAGTTGCATTTAGGGCCACGTCCTAGGACTGTAGCTTTGACATGAGGTCTAAACCTAGCCGTACGCTCGGCCTGCTCAGGCACGATGATACCATCTAGTTTGTATTCCTTGATTTTGTCTTTTAACACTAATACTTTAACGCCAGTTGGAGTGACGGTTCGCATGTTATTTCTTTGGTACTTGTATGAACTCTGTTGTAGGTGTAACTATCTCTGTTTCAGATAGTTCTGTTATTCTGTCTTGTTTTTTAACCTTAAGGATAAGGTTCGTAATTGGGTTATTAGTTGGAGGTAATCCTTGGGCCACCCTTCTGCGGGCTTGGATGACTGGCAGGATTTCTTCGTTGTAGCGCTTTGCTGCGGCTTTACTGTCAATTTGGCCTTCTTTGAACTTCTTGATTTCCTTTTTGCCATATTGCTGGTTGTAAATCTCGTCGTCGTAAGCCTCTTGCTCTTGCAGCTCTCTGTAAAGATCTTCGTGGTTAGGCATTAGCGTGCTCCTCTCTGTGGTCTGTTAGACGCAGCTTTAACCCATAGTCTATTAACACGTTGTACCACTTCATCATGGTTTTTGTGGTTCTTGTCCCAATAGGCTTTGTAGTCAGGGTTTTCCTTGTTGGTGCTAATCTCCCTAGCTGCGGCATTTGCCTGCTCAGGGGTCATCTGGTCTGCTGAGAGGGACATGTTCTTGGCGCTTTCGCCCTTTATCATGCTGTCCTCGCTCATAGCCTTACCGATACGCATCATAGCCGCAAACACAGAAGCGTTCTTGAAAGCGGGGTTGTTAGGATCTAAACCAAATCTAGCGCCTGCACGTTCAGCAAGGTCTTTAGCCTTACCATAGTCCAAGCCTTCTTTGGAAGCGACTTCCCTAATCAATCCGTCCTGCTTCTGGAACCATTCCTGTTCCATTTTTTGGTTTTGCTCAATAATGGCCTTAGTGTGCTGGATTTCGGCTTGTGCGAGCTTTTGCATAGCCTCAGGAGACAATCCCATTTCATGCGCCACCTTAGCCATGCTATTAGCATAGTTTTGATCCCAGAGGTTATCTGGTAGGTCTTGTGGCTTAGTTAGGTTATAGCCTTCTGGCTTCTCAGGAGCGCCATTAACACGACGTAGTATAGCGTTATACTCCGCCTTCATCTCTGGCGTAGCATCTTTTGGTAATGGCTCAATGATGCCCTTTTTGGATGCTAGTTCCTTTAACCCTTTATAGCTCTTAACAAATTCCTCTCCGTTTTTATAACGCTCAAGATCCTTGCGCATCTGGCGTATATCATCGGGTGCTTTATCAAAGGCTGTATGGTCTAACGAGCCGTCTTGTTTAAACCATGATGTAATCCAGCTATCAGGCTTATTCTCGGTAGTTGCCGTTGTAGCTACATCCGTCTTTACCTCCGTTGCTGAGAACGTGGAATAGTTAGGATCCAAACTACTTGGACTTGCTGCCGATGGGCTTGGCTGGGCTGATGTTGGTGCTGGTGTTGGGCTGGGTGCTGTTGCTACTTCTGACATTTGTTGGAGTGGGTTGACCGATTGGTACTTTAGTTATTTTAACTATCTTAAACATTAGAATGAGCTACCAGCAGATGCAGCAGCGTGTCTGCGCCATACGACTTCAATATCACCCTTCTTCTCCATCTTATCAATGAGTTCTGGGGAATAACGATCTTCGTAAGGCTCAACGGTTACTTGTACTAAATCGCCATTACTATCTCTTTGTTCTTTTAAGATTTCCTTTTCTGTAAAGGTGAGATGCGAGGAACGGCGGGCAATGATTTGATCGCGGGCTTTGAAACGTGTGGACATATACTCTCCACCATTTGTACCAGGTCTTGGACGGCTATCTGTACGAATGACATCTGCACGTACCCACATATCACGCGGATCTTTTGGTGCTTCTTCGCCTTCCTTGAGCTTCTTGAGTTTAACGCCAAGTACGTTTTGGAATTTGATAGGAGCCCACTTCAACATCCATTCAACATAGGCTGGTGTTAGATCGCCTTGTAATGGGTGCATCTCTGGTGGAGGTGGTGCTTTAGGACTAATAACGTCTGGCTTCTGACCTTCCATCAATACTGTCGTGATGTTTACCTTCTCGTTGGTTAGGTAGGCTTCTACTGACTTATGGTAGCTATCACGCATTTCTGCGTCCTTCCAATAAATTGTTGTGTAGTTACCTGGTGGATCTAAACGGGCTAATACGGTTTTACGACCGCCATTGATGCCGTGTACGCGAACAAGCTCATGCTTGTCGTTGATGTCTAATACTATGTTTGGAGTAGCCATGTTGGATTATTTTGTTTTACGAATTTTGAGAGGGCGCGGTTCTATACCTGCCTTCAGTATTTGACCCCTGATATGGAGGTATACAGAACGCCTACCCTCATTAAAGTATGTCTTAAGGTGAGCTATCTCTCCGTCTGTACGTGCTTCCGCAGACAGGGCATTCACCTTGCAATGTTTTTCTAAGTCTTGCCAAACAAGACGTTGATCTGCATCCCTCGTGTCCAGACCGCCAAACACCTTTAAGTAGGCTAGTTCTAAACGTCTGGACTGAGTGATGGCGACCTCGGTTGGATCGAGAGCCATGTTATTATGCGTTAGCTGTTGCTATAAAACCTGATGCTGCCCAGTAGATGTTTGCACCTGTAGTAACTGCTTTAATTTGTAATGCAGAGTTAGGTGTACCAGCTACGGGTGTTGCAAGATTGATTACTGTAGGTGATGTGGAGCTTGCTGGTGCGTATAAGTTCATAAGCACTGCGGATGATCCAGCGTCAATAATCTGTACAACTGTTGGCGTAGAACTTGTGTTAATAAAATAGAGATCTGTTAAGAAGTTCTTATTGTTAGTAACATTACCTACGAGGTTTGTTTGTTGGGAAGCTGCTGCGATTGTAACAGCCGTAGTGTTCGATATAGCGGTAGTGCTAGTTACCGACCACTGATTTCTTAATGTAGATGGAGTAGCCATGAATTATCCTTGTGCTGATTGAAGTTGATTTGATGCTGCGTCTTGAAGTTGTTGTGGAGCTTTGCCGAGTTTGCCAGCAGCGGTAGCAGCAGTCTCTGCATTCTTGAGAGCGTTTTCTTTTGCGATCATCTGAGCGCGTTGATTACGTAGGTCGATTACTTCCTTCATTGAACGGAATGAACCTTCAGGCATACCGAAGTTACGGCCTGTCATACGTACGAGATTATCAAAGTTAAAGTTGTCCATGATGTCTGGACGCATCTGAGCAAGAGGTTGAAGCAAGGTTAGCGTCTTTTCTGTGCCCACGTTCTTCACTTCATTCATCGCAAGCGTTACACGGCTCTTGATATTAATCTTTGGTGAAGCAAGTTGTAATGGTTCTTTAGGATCGTTGTTAGGACGTACTAGAAGTACTTGTGGCGCTTTACCTAACTTACCAGCTCTGTAAGCAATACCAATGCAGCGTAGTACAAGTGGGTTGATGAGGTCGGTGCGATATTGATCGAATGTTCCTGTGAACTGATCGAGCTTCTCACCAATGCGCTGGCTCACCTCAGTGGCGGTCATACGCTTGTCCTCAAGATTTCCAAGTGCGTTAAAGATGTCTACGAAGAATGCTTTGTTTAACGCAGCACGCTTGTCATCTAACATTTCCTTGGTGTTTTGGTAATCACCCTGCGTTAACCATTCACGAGGTACAGCTTCGGGTTGATCGGCCTTGTAAGTTGTCACACCACCTGCGGCTAGTTGGATGTTGCCGTCAAGGTTGTCTGGATATAAGAGACGAGGGAAGGCTTTTAACTCGGCTAGTGCATCCTGATACTGGGTGACGAAATTGAGCTGGCGAGCTTCTACCAGAGTTTCAAATGCTGGGGAACAACCATAGGCTTGGTCATCTGTACCCCAACGACTCCAACGTAAACAAAAGTATGGCATCTCATCGTAGCCTTGATAGCTAACAATTTTCTTTTCAACTACTGTCTGGTAAACAGATGCAAAGGCTTTTCCGTTAGTTCCTAAGTCTCCAACCTTGAAGTCGTCGTTAGGAAATACGTGGTGCATGAACTCATACATTTCATCGTATTTCTTTTTGTCGTGAGCTTCCTGCATCTTCTTAGGAAGGTTCTCTACGCCAAACTTCTGAGCTGCTTGTCTTACTGTGAGCTTGAACCAACGTACAACTGTATCAATCGACTTTTCGTCGTTCTCGGCGATTACAAACGTACCTACCTTAAATTGCTCAAAGCGGTAGAGATTGGCCTTGCCTTCTTCCATAAACATAAGAGCCGTACCGAATACGCAGGCACTTCTGTTGAATGGTTGAATAACGGAATAGAAGTTGGAAGCTGCTAGTTCTTGTAAAATGGTTTGCGCCGTGTCTGCTGACCAACGTGTAGCTTCATCTACGGACTGATCGTCAAGAGGCTGAGTCTGTGGACTAAGGAGTTTCTGTAATCTATCCTTGCCAGGCATCATCCCCATCTGGCGATCCATATTAGCTTTTGTTAAGTTAGTAGGAGGCGCAAGATCAAGCCAAGGTTCTGTTGAGGGAGTAACCCAATTACGTACGCCCACTGAGCAAGTGGCTGATGCACGCATGGCGGTTGATTCGTATAAACGATCAAACCAACCAGTAGAGGATTCAGTTTTCTCAGTGTTGATGTCGGATACGTCAGGCCAAAAGTAGTCAGAGATTTCCTGCCAACGAGGATCAAAGATGCTATTACGATAGCCCTTTAGTTTATCTGCTCGTTTAAATAGCTTAAGTGCTAACTCGTTGTCGTCTAAAGAGGCCATGATTATTTGAGAGCTGATTTAAAATCGGCGGCTTTTTGCTCCGCCATCTGTACACGTTCAATGAAAATACTTACTAGCTCATCCATCGAGTAGCCTTGCAGAATGCCCTTCTTAGCAGCTTTGTTGTTTATACCCTGAAGCGTTAAAAGCATGTCTTGTAGGATGCCGAACTCAAACTCCCATAACGGACGGCCTAACGCACGGGTACATTCATCCAAGTGTCTCTGTGTAACAACAGGACTAGCTGCTGTCTCGGCAGGAAGTGGCTTGCTGGTAATGTCGTCTGCTTGTGGTAGTATCATATTACTTCTTTGGCATTCCTGACATTGCGTTTGGATTACCCATTGTGCTACTACCTAAGCCTGCTGCATAGCCTTGCATACCCTGAGATGATGGCATGTTAGCACCAGCATAGGTTGTTTGACCAATGCCCTTACGTCTTAGTTGTTGACGATAGGTAGCCTGTTCAACAGCTATAGAGGCAGCGTTGTTAGGTGTAACTGGAGGAGTTGGCGTAGGAGCCGCTGGAACTTGTTGTGATGGTTGACCGCCCATATTATGTGTTGTTAGTTAAACGCCTTAAGGTTGTTATAGAATAAAAGCGAGGAATTTCGTCAAAACGCTCAAATCCTATTAACGGAAGATGGTAAGGCAATATATTCCAAGCCTTGTGTGTGTCACCAGCTAGCCCATATACCCACCAAGCATCCTGCCTATCCCTATCAAACGTGTATGTGGGTTCTCTGATAAGGCTATAGGCTTCTTGGCTATCTACGGGTCTACCCATGACAAAGAAGTCTGGGGTGCTGAAAACAAACCCATGAGCATAATGGGCTTCCAGAAGTAGAGGAAAATCTATCCCCTGCTGATGGAATTTCCATTGTATCTGATCTATTGGGCTCATCGGAAGGAGGAAATCACCTTTCTAAAGACGTTGTTCTTAACGGGTTCACGGCTTACACGGATGTCTATTGTCTTGGTTTGGCGGGCAAACTCAGACGTTCCTGTTAATAGCCCATAGCTATAAGCCTCACCTAGTGTACGTATAGCATCAGCTCCGTGAGAGAACTCATCGTGTACGGGACGTTCATTGGTGGCAGCTCCCGTCTGTACCTCACGCTTACGATAGTACTCCAAGCAGTCCAATCCGCTGGGGATGGGTTGTAGCTTGGTTCCGAACTGCTTAGAACAGTTGGTGCGGTGAATGACAAAGCGAGGCATTAGATCGCGTAC